TGGCTCGAGGAGGATCGCCCGAAGGTGCTGCGGCTGCTGCACATGGTCGACGTGTGGTGGCGGCAGGTGACGTCGGGTGACCCGGCCGAGCTCGAGCGGGCGTGGCGGAACACGGCGCTGATCTTGCGGGCTGAGGGCGAGCTGTATCTGGGACCGGCCGAGCGGGCAAGGGCTGGGCTGTCGGCGGTCGACCGCAAGTCGATGGCGGCGAAGCCGTCGAATGCCCGGCAGCGGTTGCGTGCGGTGGGTGGCAGCGATGCCCTGGGTTAGCGGCACCGAGTGGACCGAGCCGGAGCGCACCCTGGGCTGGCAGGTGGCGGACTGGGCTGAGGAGTTCCTGCGGGTGCCGGGCGGGGCGCAGTACGGGCAGCCGATGGTGTTGACCGGCTGGCAGCTGCGTGCGCTGGCGGACTGGTATGCGCTCGACGTGGACGGCCGGCCGCTGTACCGGCGTGGTCAGATCCGCATGGCGAAGGGCACCGGCAAGTCGCCGCTGGCGGCGGTGGTGGCGTTGGCCGAGCTGTGTGGTCCGGTGGTGTTCGACGGGTTGGATGCGCACGGCGATCCGGTGGGTCGGCCTCGGGAGGCGCCGCTGGTGCAGATCGCTGCGGCGACCGAGGACCAGGGCCAGAACACCTACCAGGCGGTGCACGCCATGCTGGCCGAATCGCCGCTGCTCGAGGTGGCCGGCATCGACCTTGGCGTGACTCGCACGGTGCTGCGTGGGCGGCCGGGTCGGCTTGACGTGGTGTCTGCGTCGGCCGGGTCGCGTGAGGGTCAGCCGATCACCGCAGCGGTGTGCGACGAAACGCATCTGTGGACTCGCATGAACTCGGGGCGCAGGCTGTACGCCACGATGCAGCGCAATGCCTCGAAGATGGGCGCACGGTTGCTGGCGACGACGAACGCCTGGGTTCCGGGTGACGAGTCGGTCGCCGAGCAGATCGAGGACACGGCGTCGAAGCGGCCGGGGATCATGGTGTTCGGCCCGCAGTTCGAGGCGCATGTCGAGGACATCGGCGACGTCGAGCAGCTGCGTGCCGGCGTGGCGTTGACCTATCGCGACGCACCGTGGGTCGATCAGGTGCGCATCGTCGCCGATTGCCAGGACCCCGACATGGCCGTCGAGGACGTGCACCGGTTCCATCTGAATCGCCCGGTGGCGGCTGACGCCGTGCTGTGTGCGTTGCCGTCGCTGTGCGATGTTGGCCTGGACCACGGCGAGCCGATCGCGCTCGGCTTCGACGGCAGTCGCACAACGGACGCCACGGCGCTTGTCGCGGTGCACATGGATTCCGGGGTGGCGTTCCTGCTCGGCTACTGGGAGCGTCCGCCGGGGCTGCCGGTGCGGGAACGTTGGGAGGTTCCGCGTGAGCAGGTGACTGCCGCCGTCGAGCAGGCGTTTGCCAGGTTCACGGTCAGCCGGTTCAAGGTCGACCCGTCGCACTGGCAGGACGAGCTGGGGTTGTGGCAGTCCCGGTGGGGTCGTGAGGTTGTCGACCGGATGCCGGTGTGGCAGACGAGCATCGTCGACAAGGCGGTCGAAGCGTCGCAGACGGCGCTCGGTTCGGGCGCACTGTCGATCTCGTCGGCAGGTGACCGTGACGGCGTGCTGGCGGCGCATGTGCAGCGTGCACGTGTGGTGCGCCGCATGACCGGCACCAGGGTGTTCCGCAATCTGGCGAAGCCTGACGAGGGCGGACGGATCGACTGCGCCGCAGCGCTCACCTACGCCTGGCAGGCACGCATCGAGGCGAACGGCCGCGGGTGGACCCCGCCGGCTGCGCCGGTGCAGGCGACCCCGTTCGTGATGGTCGGCTGATGCGCCCCTGGTGGCTGGTCGTGTGGGCGGCGGTGGCGCTGCTTGCGGGTTGCGGGTGTCTGTTCGGTGTGCCGGGTGTCGGTGTGGCTGCGTTGGTCGAGGCGGTGCTGTCCGCCGGCTGGGCGTGGCTGTTGGTGACGAGGGGTGACGATGGGTCTGCGTGACGGTCTGGTCCGGCTTGCCGGCCTCGAGGTGCAGGAGCGGGCGTTCCCGCCGGGCTGGCTTGCGAGCCAGCTCGACGTGATGCGCTACGCCGGTGCCACGTATCTGCCGACGACGACATGGGGACCGGACGAGTCGCCGCTGTTGTCCGGCGAACGTGCGGCGCTCACCAGCAACGGCGTCGTGTACGGCATCTTCCGCACCCGTGCCGATTTGTTCAGCCAGGCCCGGTTTGTCTGGAAACGCTACGGGTCCGGCAGCCGGCCGATGGCGGCGGACGTGTTCACCGACGGCGGGCTGTCGGTGCTCGACAACCCTGCCGGGATTCTTGAGCGCTGCGAGCTCGACGTGGCGTGCACCGGTGCGAGCTACTGGGTGCTCGACGGCGGCGAGCTGCGCAACTTGCCGGCAGAGCACTGCACGATCGTGTCGGGCTCGGATCGCTACCCGGCCGACCCGCAGTTGGCGTGGGATGCACGCAAGGTCGGCCTGATCTATCAGCCGCCGGGCGGTGACCCGGAGGTGTGGCCGTGGGCCGAGGTCGGCGCGTACATCCCCGAGGCCGACCCGTCGGCCCGCTGGCGTGGCATGTCGTGGCTGCGGCCAGCGATGGAGGACGTCGCAGGCGACAACGGCGCACGTAGGTTCCTGACCCGCTACTTCGAGAACTCCGCGACGCCGAACAGTGTCGTGGTGTTCCCGCCGGACGTGATGCGTGAGACGGTCGAAGCGTTCAGAGACGTGTTCCTACAGAAACACGAAGGCGTCGAGCGTTCGTTCCGCACGGCGTTCTTGGGTGGCGGCGCCGATCTGAAGGTGGTCGGATCGTCGCTCAAGGATCTCGACACCGAGTCGGTGCGCACGCAGGTGCACAAGGACATCGCCGCCGCTGCCGGTGTGCCGGTCGTCGCCGCCGGCATCGAGCAGGGAACCTACGCGAACAGCAAAGAGGCGAACCGTGCCCTGGCCGACCGCAAGGTCCGGTACCTGTGGCTGCGTGCCGTTGATGCGTTCCGCCCGCTGGTCACGGCACCGTCGAACGGCGAGCTGTGGGTCGACGTGACCGGCGTGTCCGCCTTGCAGGCCGATGCGCTCGACGATGCGTCAGTGATGGCGCAACAGGCGCAAACCATGCGAACCCTTGTCGACGGTGGGTTCGTGCCGTCCAGCGTGATCACAGCCGTCACGACTGGAGACATGACGAAGTTGGTCCACTCGGGCTTGCTGTCTGTACAGACGCAGGCTCCTGGTTCTGGAGGATCTGTCAATGGCTGACCGCACGCACGACCGGATGGTCGGCACCGACGACGGCTGGGAGGTGCGTGCCGCACCCGACGGCGACGGGCTGACCATTGCCGGCTACGTCGCCAAGTTCAACGAACGCACCAACATCAGCGACTTCTTGGGCGATTACGTCGAGCAGATCAAGCCGGGCGCATTCACCCGGACGCTCGCCGAACGTGGCGCCGCCAAAGTCAAGATGCAGTTCAACCACGGCCACGACGCCACGTTCGGCACGTTGCCGATCGGCGTGTGGACGTCGCTACGCGAGGACCGCAAAGGACTGTGGGCCGAGGGCCGCATCCACGACAACTGGCACACGTTGCCGATCCGTGCAGCGATCGAGTCCGGTGCGCTCGACGGCATGTCGTTCCGTTTCAAAACCATCGCCGAGGAGTGGCGTGCCGCCAAGGACGACCAGTCGCTCGACGAGCGGACGCTGACCGAGGTCGCATTGTTCGAGGCCGGCCCGGTCGTCAACCCGGCCTACGAGGGCACCACGGTCGGCGTGCGTATGGCCGCGCTCGACATGCTCCGCGCCCTGGAAAGGTCGCACAACGACGACGACGCAGCGCAGTGCGCTACGCTGGTGGACGATCAGCCCGTCGCCCCGGTCGGCGACAGCGGACCCGAAAGGGCCGAGGCCGATGCCCCGGATGGCATCACCCGGCGAGAGATGCGCCAGCAGGCGCTGACCCGTTTAGGAGCGATGACATCATGAGCCGCATCGAGGCGCTGCGTAGCGCCATCAACGTCAAGGCCGAACGGGCGAACGCCCTTCGGGCTGAACTGGCCGAGTACGCCACCCGCGACGGCGAGCCGTCCGCCGAGGAGCGTGCGCAGTTCGCCGCCGATCTCGCCGAGTTCGACGCCGCCGGCCCGGAGCTGGACGCATTGCGTTCGGAGCTGGCGCAGCTCGAGGCGGTCGTGTCCGCCCCGGAGCAGGCCCGCGAGGTCGTGTCCCCGACCATCATGGTCCGCAAGGCCAACCCGATCGACGACGAGATGAGCCAGTACGGGCCGCTCGAGCAGGTGCGTGGCGCCGCTCGTACCGCCGTGGAGCGCCTCCCGCTCACCGACGACAACGTCCGCAACGCCCTCTACAGCTCGCTCGAGCGGGCCGATGACATCACCGGCAAGCTTTCCCGCCACGTCATCGCCGCCAGCCGTCCGGCGTACCGGAGCGCCTGGTCGAAGCTGATC